CTAAATCCTGAGATTTGATTCCTAATCTCATACGATATTTAAAAGCATTTAGTAGGCAGAAATTATATACTGCTTCCATACCAAATACTTTTAACATTATTTCAATAGCTTCTACTGGGTATTGGTTATAATGCTCCGGATGATTTACTTGTTCTTTACTTTTCATCTCATTTTTCTCTCTTTAATATGAAACTTATTATACTTATAGTTCTCGGCCGGCTTTGGATAGATATGGTATTCTTCATGCAGATGTGGTATCAGTTCTTCAATATATTTACGCATATCATCTTTTTTGTAGGCACTGAAGTCTTCAGTAACTGTAACAAGCTGAGTTGTGCCATCAGGTCTTTTGATCCCCTTTGTAGAAGATCTTAGCTCGGCAAAGAGTACCTGATGTACCTGCTGTTCAGAAAAGCTTCTGAAGACTTCAGAGACCATACATTCTTTACGGATAATTCCACCAAAATAATAGGCATATTGATTTGGAGTAATTTCACCAGTAATTTCTTCAATTATTGCATATCCTCTGGAGCCTTCGAGACTTAGCTTTTTATATCTGAACATATCTGCTTCTTCCCATATGAACTTACCGTTCTTTACGATAAAGAAATGTTTATATTCAGGTTCTTTCATTTACCATTCGTCATTTGAAACGGTTTCAGTTTCTTCTGAAGCTGTTGTACCAGGAGTTTCTGCTTTCTCATCAGAATCTTTCGGAGCAAACTTCTTATATTCTTCAGAATCCTCAATCTTTGATTTGAGGAATTTTGGAATTTTCTCCCATTTCTCTTTATCAAATGGTTCTTCTCCGGATTCAATAACTTCCCAATCCCAGATAAGAACAGGATTAATAGCTGCTGGCATTGCCATATCAGCAGGTCGTTTAGAAATACCCATTATCTTCATGTTGGTATTCTCACTGGTTACTTCTGTGATATCAACATCTTTGTATTTCATCTTTCTTTTATGATGGAACTGAATCAGGGCAGTTTTCCCTACCATTATAGATGGATCAAAACTTTCCTGTTCTTTAGGACTCAAAGGATTATTTCTCCAACTTGCGATTAATTTAGCGAGATTAGAATTATCCTTTGTACTTAAAGTAAATTCTTCAGAGACAACAAAAGGCTCTTCTCCTTTGTCATCATTAAAGACAGCTTTCAACTTGGGTAATTCCCATGTTAAAAAGATTCTGTGTACATTTCCTTGGAGCTTTCCCTTGTAAATATTAGGGACTGTTCCAATGTCAATCAGTGAATAACATCTTGCAACTGTTGTTTGTGGTTCTGGTAAACCTACCGGCTTAAAACTTCCACTTGGTTTTGCTTTCATAATAACTGTTTAAATTAATAATAATTAATAAAATGTATAATTGTAAAGATAACTATTTTGCATGTAAATCAACTCTTTTCAACTCTGTTTTTATTCCTTTCAATCCACCATAATCTCCATCTTTCTTTGCTCATTTTTCTTTTATATGTAGTCCTTTTTTTCTTAAGCAGCATTGATTTCATGTGTCTTTCTTTATTTGGGATAAACAAGCCAACTCCACCAACAAAGAAATTATTTCCACTTTTAAAATAATTTGATATTCCAAGTCTTTGGAAAAAGAAAAGCCGTACTATCTTTTCGATTTTATACATACTTAACGTACGGTTTTTCCTACTACCCTCAGCTAATATTTTTCTAATAATAGCACGATGTGTCCGGGGACCTTTATAATTATTGTTTTTACCTGCTAACATATGACTGTTCAAGAAAGAATTTTATTCCTTTATAAATTCCGTTCTCTTCTTTTATTAATCTTGTTACTTCTTTCTTATTTTCAAGAGCCCATTCACGAATAGCAACTTCATTAATTTTTAACCATTCCTCAGGAACACTTTTCATTTCTGTAACTTCAAACTTAAGATTTTTCCTGATACCTTTACCTGCTTCTTTTATCTCTGCATTTGCAGTTCCTATATCTTTTCTGGCATCTTTAATTATATCTTGTGCAAGTTCTTCTTTCTTGTCATTAGCTTTGATAATTGCTACTGCTTTAGCATCTTCTATTTCTTTTTCAGCATTTTCCGTAAGAACAGAACTGTCACTTTCTTTTTCAAGCAAGTTGGCAATATGCTTACTTAGCTTTTTCTGCATTTCATTTATCATGACTTTATATTCATCATGTAAATGCGTGAAGGTATCCGGACTGGGTAATTTTTCCTTAATAGCTTTAATTAAAGATTTTCCCTCAAAAGAAGTCTGACATCCTGCAGTAGTTTTTCTTTGCTTCTCTTTATTGAACCAATGACCACCATAAATTCTTGCAATAAGCTGAGTTTGTATTCTGTTTAGCTTATCTGCTTCTGCAGCTTTTTCATCAGCCAATAGCTCAACTTCTTTTCTTACCCTTTCTGCTTCAGCTCTTGCTGCTGCAGATTGAATGTTTTTATAGTTAGTTACAACTTCTGATATTAGTTTCTTTGCTTCATCTAATGGCTTCCCAAGTGTCTTTGCATACTCGTCAACTAATTTGCCTGACTGCATGTAAGGATCTTTTATTACTTTCCTTACCTTCTCGATATTTTTCAAAGCATCATTAATCAGACCTACATTATTTTCGGCAATCGTTAATGATGTTCCGGAATCTACAACTACATCTTCAGAATATTTCTTGTACTGTTCAATTTCAGTAGTTAGATCTCCGAATTTTGGTTTCAGGACTGCTATGCTGATCAATGGTTTCCCTTGCTCAACAATTTTCTTTTCTGCTGGTTTTTCAATCTGATCCTTTTTTATATCAGGATCTGCGATTTTGTTATTTGCTTTCATAATTACAGTTTGTATTACAGTTTGTGTTAAATAGTTAAAATTATTTTTTAAATCATTCAAATATAGTATTGTTTTTTTTTCATTACTATTTTTAACCTGGTTTGGATCCAGTTCTATTATTCCCTCATAAGCATTTACAAAAATACCCTTTAGTTTTAATCTTTTATGCAGATAATATCTGCGATTATTAGCTATTTCAAAAGCCTTCAAATAACGTTTTTTGCTCGCCTGAGAGATATGTGTCAAATGGGAACCTTTTGTATTTCGGACTCTCGGAATCTGGGTTTTCTGCTTCATAAAATCTTCTTGATAATTTATCGTATCTTAATATCGGATAATTGTTAGGACTGGTGGTTTCTCCTGCCTTTTGTTTATCCTTTACTTTCTGTACATGAAATCCAACCAGGTTATTTTTCCAATCAGCAAAATCTTCCTGATGAATACATGTTGCGGAATATACTTTGATCCACCAGAACTTACCACCTGTAAGCTCAAATACTGAAGGCGGTGCAATAACATCTTGTTTGCTTTTTGGAGTTTTAGGATGATGACAGATAAGATTGATCAGATTATATTTTGTTGTTAATCTTATTTCATGATTAAGTTCTTTCTCCAGATACTGATCTATTCCACCATATGCTTGTACGTCATGATTCAGACTTGTCCATGGATCAGTAAGGAAACCTACAATCCCGTGTTGTTTTATAAGCCTCTTTTTTATCTCTCTTAACTTCTCCGGAGTAAACCCATCTTCATTATCGACAAAATAAAAGTGATTCTTGATAAAAGTTCTTACAACATCCTCGAGTTCTGATTTCTGCATTCTATTATCATAATCAGGATCAGTTGTTTTACCAATCAGTATCATTGATATAATTTCTATTACATTTTCAACAGGATAATTTTCCGGGCAGTATATCCCCCATTTCCATTGATACATAACTGAGGCTATAGTCATAAGATTTAACATAAATGATGTTTTTCCCATATTCGGAAATCCATTAATAACATATAACCATCCTTTCACCCATGTAAAATGCGGATCAAGTGATTTATAGAGTGTGCTGATTCCCTTTGTTTTCCCTTCATCATAATTCTTCAGAATCTTATCAACATATTCATCTGCAAAAGTAACATCTGCTATTGGAAAAACACGAGCAGTATTTAATGTACCTGCAAGAGTAGCTTTCCCTCTTTTGATCAGTAATTCATTCGGATCATTGATTGGTTGGTCCTTATCATCTTTATATTCACCAAACTTAATGTATTTGCATCTTTCATAGCCAAGTCTTCTGGCAAGTTCTTCCCGGAGCTTAATACCGGCCGGATCATCATCAGTGGCAATATAAAACATTTTAATATGGCTTAATTCATCTATGACAAGATCAAGATATTCCATATTTATGGAGCTTATGATCTGAAGATTTCCTGTTTTCTTATAAATATCTCTCTCTTTTTCAGTAATAGTTGCTCCATTCGGTACTGATATAACATTTTTAATACCTGATTCATGATAAGCCAAGCAGTCATTTTCTCCCTCTACGATTACAGCTTCTTTGGAATCTTTAATGCTATCAAGATTATAGA